GTGATTTGCCGTGGTTATCACGAAGCCGCTCAAATGGCGGTGAAGTATCTCGTTAATGAGGTAGCCCAAGACAGCGATGACCGTGACAGGCTCGTGCATGTAGCCAAGACCGCCATCACTGGTAAGACCCTTGAAACGGCTCTTGATGCCGTGGCGGAACTGTGCGTGAGCGCAGTGGAGAAGGCTGGCGATGCTGAAAGTGTCAAGGTTGTTTCGTTCCCCGGTGGCTCACTTGAGGACTCATACCTGTACAACGGTGTGATTGTCAACAAGGACTTCGTGCTTGAAGGTGACAACGATTACCAAAGCATGTTGCTCATCAACACGGGTCTTGAGACTGAGAAGGCTGAGGACAATGTGCAGGTGCAACTTGATGCTAAGTCGTATCAGTCCTTCAAGGGTGCAAGTAAAGCCGACTTGGTGGCCAGTGCAAAGCACATCGTAGATGCCATGCCCAAGGGCGGTGTCGTGTTCGTGCGTGATGGTGTGAGCGACATGGTGTGTTCGTACCTCAAGAAGAACGGTATCATGGTCGTGCGTCGTATGCCTGAATCATCCATGCGTGCCTTGGGTCGCATGTCCGGTCTTGACATCGTGCAGGTGCCCGAAGAGATTGAAGGTGCCGCCGATGTTTCAATTACTCGTGAAAGAAAAAATGATATTTGGTATTTATTTGTTGGTAGCGAACAAGAGAATGAAGAGGCCACGCTGGTCTTGCACGGTGCTACCTCGCACACGCTGGAAGAAGTTGAGCGTGGGTTTGATGACGCACTGGGTGTTGTCTCGCTGGTCATGAAGAGTGGGCAGTTCGTCGTTGGTGGAGGCAACGCCTATGTGCGTATGGCCACGCACCTGCGCCAACATGCCGCCTCAGTGGGTGGACGGGCACAGATGGCCATTGAGTCGTTTGCTGATGCCTTGGAGGTCATTCCTGCCACCATCGCTGAGAATGCTGGTCATGACCCACTGGACACGATTCTCGCTATGCGCCACGAAATCCTACAGGGTAGGGTGTCGGTTGGCCCGGATGTCACCGAAGGTGGTGTGCGGGACTTGCTGGCTGATGGTGTGATTGAACCTGTAGCATTGGTGCGTCAAGCCGTGCTGAGTGCTGGTGAGGTCACTAACGCTATTCTACGCATTGATGACATCGTGGCTCGTCGCCCTACGCAGTGATACCATGGGAAAACTGATGGACAAGTTGAGGCAGAAGTGCCCTGTGTGCAAAGCGTATGAGATACCTCGCCGCCTTCGTGGTCGCTTCATTGACTACGGTAGTGAGCGTGTGTATCTCTTGCACTGTCGCAAGTGTGGCTTCTTTTGGCTTGACCCATCAGTGAAGAAACTCAAGCCGTATCGTTTGAAGGGTATTTATTTGCACCCGTCAATGGACGAAGAGGAGTAATCACTGCAACCGCACAAAAGTCGGGTCGGTGGCGTGGCTCACCGTACATACAAAGCGTGCATACCCACCGTCAGCGTCAGCGGTATCACCAATGGCTGATGTGGTAGAGTTGGTCAGTGCGAAGGTGCCGGTATTTGAACCATGAGTGTTTTTTATCTCAATGATGTAACCAGCAGGGAATGGGCCACTTGTAGTAACTGCAAACGACCCACCGGGTGTTAGCACGAGGATGTTTGCATCAGCCGAGGTGATGTCAATGCTCGTGGCTGTGCTGGTCAACACACGGTCAAACACGGAACGGGTAAAGCGGGCGGCGTGGGTGCCGCTGTAGTACAGTACATCTTTCGCACTATCGCCAGCAGTTGTGCTTCCAATTTGAGAGCCGAATGATTGCCACAACGCACCAAAGCGGCTTGCGGTGAAATTACCTGTATCTTGGTTGTAAGCATCAAGTTCAGTGTGTATGTCCACAGGGGTTGTAGCACCTACGGCCCCACTGGTCACTGGTGAAAGGTACATTGGGGTAGGGCGCACAAACACTCGCTTGTCATTGCTTTCACTGATGGACAACTTAAGGTCGCCACCCGATGCAGAATAAACAACACGAAGAACTGCAAGCACAACACTTTGCTTTACATCAAGACTTGCTAAAGGAGTGCTAAGAAATGCCGAAGGTGTAGTGGGATAGGTGTTAGATGATGTAGCCACAGGTGTGCCCAATTCCCATGTGATGCACTCTTCCGCAGTGTTGGTGCTTACATACACGACAATCAAGGCTTCCTGTCCACTGGTCAGTGCACTGTAATTTGAAGTGCTGGTATGGCTCCCTTGACGAGCATGATGGCTACTTGTTTGCAACTCCACATCTTGGGAAGAACCCGGCCCACCTGCAAACTTGTACAACACTCCATCAAGCACTGCGTGACCACCCGCTACCCGCACAGTGTATGTGTTCGTGACTTGTTCACAAACACCCGGTAGGTCTTCGGGATTATCACGAATGCTTGCCGTACCTGCTGTGTCTTCTTCAAGGATGATACCGTTCCCATGCACACCCTCAAGCATGTTTGTGAGGGAGGGGCTGGTGATATGTTCACCGTCTTCTAAACTGTCTGTAAAGACCCCGCTACCAGTCATTGCTGATGCGTGGTTTGCCGCTGTATGTCCCGATAATGGATTGCCTGTCATCATGCCACCTCAATTGCGATTTGGATTTTTAATTCATTTGCTGATGATTTAGTTATAGGGGAAATTGTGTACCGAGCCACGGGCGTGAAATCGCTTGTATCACGGAACTGGATGTACACCTCCTTTATTTGGTCAGCAAATGTAGTGTCATAGGGTAGTTTGGCCTCAACGAGTAGAGAGGTGTCGTCCACGATGGTGATGGTGGGGGTAAGGGTGATAGCAGGGCGACCCGCCGAGCCATCGTCAGTGGTGGCTGGTGTGCCGTCAAAGCCCAAAATCACCTCGTTGATGTTGCTGGCGAGTGTGTCAAGCAACAACCTTCGCATGTAATCGCTAATCGGCATAGATGTTCCTCCTTTCCACTGTCTTGTTTACTCCAATAGGCAAGCCATTTCCGCCTATCAGTCCACGATTATGTGTTCCCTTCACACCACCGATAAGGTATGCTGTGTTAAATACTCCTCTTTCCTTAACGACCGATACGATACGCAACTCCACCTTGCCAAACAAGGCCAAGTTCTGTTCCACCACCTGCACATAGGTGGCGGGGTTGCTGTCGTTTGCGCCCACGCTACTGCCCTCGGCCACGCCCTGTAGGATGCCCTCAATACCCGTATCTAAGTTCATCATTGTGAGGTCGCTCATGTTCTTCATTGGCATGTGTTTAACCTCAGTAACTACTTTGTTACCACCGTCATACTTGACAGTCATACCGGGACGCAGATTGAGTAGGTTGAGGTGGCCAGCACTGGATATAGAGCCACGGATGAGCGAGCGTGATTTGAGTACCTGCCGTGCTACACGACGGGCGGCGTTGGTGGTGCGGGCGGTGTTGTCCACGATAGGTGCGCTGTCCTCTCGCACTTCCTCTACCTGTCCTTCTACATCGTCCACCGTGACAATCACCAAGTCATTGAGAGCCAACGGCTGGCCTTGCACAGTGACACGGTTAGCGATGTTCTCAATCGGGTTATCGGTCTTGGCACCGAATCGCAGGTTCTTGTCCACGAACACGCTTGCCTCGCTGAATGTGATGGGAATGTACAACAGGTTGCCGAAGCGGTCAAGCAGGAGCATACGGCTGTCGTGACGGCCAAGGAAGCGCAGAGCGGTCATGAGGTTCATGTTGTTGAAGTCTTGACCCACGAAGCGTGTGCTATGCTTGCGTGCTGATGATGCGGTGACATTCTGTGGGCGTGAGATGTTCACGCTGGTTGCACCGCTGTTGATGGACTCACCAAGGCGCACAGCCAAGTCTGTGGTACGCAGGCCCACATCCACAGGCTGGCCGAGTTTGACAGTGCGACCAGTGAACCCGATACCATCCAGCGTCTTACCCTTCATGTTGCGTAGGTTTACCAACACACCAAACGATGATGATTCAACCGTGTGCGGCAACAGGCGTTGCGCTGATGCGTCAGCGTTGTAGATGAGCATGGGGCTGTTGGTGCTGGAAATTAAATCATCAGCAAAGAAAGGGGCAGTATTGAGTGAATGACCGGGGG